ATGAAGACGACCAAGACCCCATTCGGACAGCGCACGCGGGCAGTCATCTACGTCCGCATCAGCCAGGACCGGACCGGCGCCCACCTCGGCGTCGACCGGCAGCGCGAGGACTGCGAGGCCCTCGCCGCCCGCAACGGCTGGGACGTCGTCGAGATCTACGTCGACAACGACATCAGCGCCTACTCGGGCAAGAAACGGCCCGACTACCGCCGTATGCTCCAGAATCTCTCCGAAGGCACGGCCACCGTCGTCATCGCCTGGCACAACGACCGCCTCCACCGCTCCCCCACCGAGCTGGAGGAGTACATCGACATCTCCGAACGCCACGGCGTGTCCACCCACACCGTCCAGGCCGGCCACCTCGACCTGTCCACCCCGTCCGGCCGCATGACCGCGCGCATCCATGGCGCCGTCGCCCGGCACGAGTCCGAGCACAAGGCCGAGCGCGTCGCCCGCGCCCGGCAGCAGAAAGCCATCGCCGGCGAATGGGGAGGCGGGATTCGCCCGTTCGGATGGGGGGTGCCCACTGGCAAGACGAAGAAGGTCCTCGTCAAGGAGACCGGTGAAGAGGCGGAGGTCCCGGTCCTCGACATGAACAAGCTCGTACCCGAGGAGGCCGCCGCCCTGGCGCACGGGCACGAGATGCTCCTGTCCGGGCAGTCCCTGAAGGGCTGGATTCGGTGGCTCGCCGACAAGGGGTTCGTCACGGCTCGCGGCAATCCGATCGGCATGGTCGAAGGCCGAGACATGCTCCTGAGGCCGAGGAACGCCGGAATCGCCGTCTACAAGGGCGAAGAGGTCGGGCCCGGCCTCTGGACGCCTGTCGTCCCGGTCGAGCAGCACAGAGCCGTCGTGGCCCTCCTGAATGACCCCACCCGCAAGACGACTCCCGGCGCGACCCCGAAGTGGTTCGGCTCGCTCATCTACGAGTGCCCGCACCCTGGGTGTGGCAACACCCTGCGGGTCACGAAGGGTGGTCGGGCGAAGCTCCCTGGGTACCGCTGTGGGGACAACCATGGAGGAGCACGCCGGGCGGACCGCCTGGACGAGTACATCGAGGACGTCATCATCGAGCGGCTGTCCCGGCGTGACGCGGTCGACTTGCTCCAGCCCACTCCCGAGGGCATCGACGTCTCAGCCCTCCAGAAGGAGAGCGAGGAGATCCGCCGGCGCCTCACCGACCTCGCCGCCCTGTTCGGTTCCGGCCAGATCGATATGGCTCAGTTCACCCAGGGGTCGGACACTGCGCGCGCCCAGCTCGAAGGCGTCAACCAGCAGCTGGCGAAGGCGGCGACGAAGGACCCGCTCGTCCCGCTGGTGGGGGTCCCCGACGTCCGGGCCGCATGGAATCGGCTGGTTTTGGAGCAGCGCCGCCAGGTCCTCCGCACGCTCATGCGAGTCCGGGTACACAAAAGCCGCCCAGGCAGGATGCCGGACGGCGGGTACTTCGATTACGAGAGCATCGAGATCTTGTGGCGGAGGGTGTCGGCCCCCTCCGCCAACGGCTAACGCGCGCCGCCCTCCGAGCGCGGCGCCCGGATCACGTGCTTCTATGCGGTGCCTTCGACGAGGCGTAGGTGACGAGGAGCGAACGTTCCGGCGTAAGGCTGTTCGGTCTGCCCCGCGACGTATCCCTTGGCGTATGCGTCGACCAGCTTCCCCTCTGCCTCTTTGCGCAGGGCCGCAGCGCTCTGCCACACCTCGGTCCGCTCCAGGCGCAGCTGGATGTTGGCGAGTTTCAGCTCGGTCCGCTCGACGATGAGGCCGAGGTGCTCGGCCCGGATTTCCAGACACACGGCCTCCGCCTTCCGCTGCCGCTCCGCTGTCTCACGGGCATGGGCCTCCGTGCGCAGTTGAGACTCGTAGCGCAGCTTCTCGTAGTGCTTGGCTTCCTTGGCCGCGAGCTCGGCACTCATCGCGGCTGCGAGCATCTGAAGTTCAACAGTCTCGCGCCGCGCCTCCGCGAGGGTGCGTTCCAACCCGGCTTTCGCCATGCGCAGGTAGATCGCGTAGCAGCCGACGGCAGCCTCGATAAGGGCGCCCGTGACCACGGCAACGAGCGGGATAACCCACTCGGTCGCCTGGATCAGGCCCCCGGCAACCCCGACCGCCGCAACGAACCAAGCCGCCCTCTCGACTTGACTCAGGGCTCGCCAGATGGCCGGCAGGGCCGGCCGCCCGGCTCCCTCTTCCACGTGTGCTTCATTCACGCGCTCCTCCTCGCCTCTTGGCTGGCGGTTCGCTCCCTCTGCACCAGTGCCTCGGTCATGGTCGCGAACGCCTCGATCATCTCGGGCGATGTGATGCCGATGCGCCGTGCGACCTCGCGAGGATCCAGGGGGGGCCTCGGGCCCTCGTCTGGGATGGCCCGTAGGGATTCCTCGGAGATCACGCCGGCCTCAACAAGCATGCGCCCGACGTGTACGTGCAGTGCCTGCGCCAGAGACTCGAAGAACATCGGGTCCGGAATGGTCAGGCCGGCCAGCATGCGGCTCACGCTGGCGGGGGCCATGCCCGCGTCTGCGGCGAGAGCTTTCTTGCCCCCACCACGCGGACTGTCGATGTCGTATCCGGCCTTGCGGGCGGCGTCCGACACGTACCGACCGAACCGCTGGGCCCGCGTGGGGACGGGGTCCTCCTCAGTCGTCATACGTACACGCTAGCAAGCAAGTACTTGCTGCACTACAAGTACCAGGATCCTTGCGCGCACGCAACTAGTTTCGATAGGCCCCATTTCAGGCACACCAGTCACTCCCGTGAGGCTTAGCTTCCTTGCGAGGACGCTAAATGCGACGTAGCGTGCTTGTCAGGAAGCACGTACAGCATGCTCCCTAGGAAGGACGCTCATGCCCAAGTACCGGCTGCGTACGGAAGCGCTCAGCCGAGCCGCCGCCTCGAAGGGGGACCGCAGCGGCTACGCCATCGCCAAGAGGACGGGGCTGGACCAGGCCCTCATCTCGCGGTGGCGTCGGGGCCTCAGCGCCCCGAGCACCAACTCCCTGGTGGTCCTGTGCACCACCTACGGGCTCTCCCTCACCGACCTCGTCGGCCCGGCGGACGCCCCGGAAAACAGCGAAGCCGCAGCGGGGGCAACCGCAGCGGCTTCGAGCGAACGCACCATCCCGAACCGCGTAGCAGCAGACCAGAGGGAACGCTCGTGACCATCATCGCAGCCCCCACCGACAGCGCAAAGCGGCCCGTCGGCCAGCGCCTTCCGGCCACGCCCGTCCGACCGCCCCGGCCCGCCGGCTACTGGGAGCGGATCGACCGCCTCATCGCCAAGGCCCCGCCGCTCACCGACGCACAGCGCGCCCGCATCCGCGTCCTCGTCCACCAGTCCGCCCCGCAGAAGGCCCCGTGAGCGGCCCGTTCCTCGGCGCCCTGCGCGTGGACCTGGAGGGGCAGCGCGCTCGGTACGAGTGCCTGCGCCCCGGCTGCCCCCACCGCGTCGAGGGCCCCGTCTGCGCCACCGACCTCGTTCCCGGCCCGGACGGCACTCCCGTCCGGGGCGGGGCGGCCCGGGTCGCCGACTTCACCGAGCGCGTCAAGGACTACCACCTCACCACGTACCACCCTGGAGAGAGCACCCAGTGAGCGACGAGCAGACCACAGACCTGCGGGCCGCCGCGGCCGAGCTGCACGCCGCAGGCCTGTGCGTCCTCCCCATCAAGGCCGACGGGTCCAAGGGTCCGGCCGTCCGCAGCTGGACCCCGTACAAGTCCCAGCGCAGCACCCCCGCCGACCACGACCAGTGGTTCGGCGGGGGCCGCCCCGGCGGCATCGCCGTCATCTACGGCGCCGTCTCGGGCGCCGTAGAGATGATCGAGTTCGAGGGCCTGGCCGTCCGCGAGGGCGTCCTCGACGACGTCACCGAGGTCATGGACGCGTCCGGACTCGGCAGCGTCTGGGCCGCCATCCGGAACGGGTGGGCCACCGAGTCGCCGTCCGGCGGGGTCCACTACCGCGTCCGCGTCGACGGCGCCCCGGTCCGCCCGAACATCAAGCTCGCCTCCCGGCTCGCCGAGGAGCACGAGTACACCCCCGAGGAGCGGCAGCGCGTCGCCGAGAAGCCCGGAACTCGCATCGTCCGCGTTCTCGTTGAGACGCGCGGCGAAGGCGGGTACGGCCTCGTCGAACCGTCCGGCGGTACCGTCCACGCCTCCGGCCGGCCGTACCTGCGCATCGCCGGGGGGCCCGGCACCATCCCGACAATCCCTGCCGACGAGATGGACGCCGTCCGCTCCGTCTGCCGGATGTTCGACACCCTGCCGAAGGCGGAGACGCCGAAGAGCGCGCCGAAGAGCACCAAGCCGCCGCTCCCCGGTGGCGGCCTGCGCCCCGGCGAGGACTTCGAGCAGCGCGCCACATGGGAGGAGATCCTCGACGGCGTGTTCCGGCCGATCCGGTCCGTCGGCGGCACCACCTATTGGGGGTGGGCCGACGGCGCCCGCGGGCCGAAGGCGACGACCGGCCGGGACAGCGCGGCCGATCGTCTGTACGTCTTCACGACGTCCTCCGAGTTCCAGGCCGAGGTTCCCTACACCAAGTTCGGCGCCTACGCCCTGCTCCGGCACGGAGGCGACCACAAGGCAGCGGCCGCCGAGCTGCGCCGCCAGGGGTTCGGCTCCGAGCCGGAGCGCCGACGCCTGACCCCGGCCCGGCCGGTCGAGGCGTGGTCCGACGGCTCGGCCGCACTCGACCCGGCATACGAGCCGGAGGAGGGCGAGGCGCCGGAGCGGCACCTCCAGGCCGTACCGGACCGGCCCGAGCTGGACATCACCAACGAGGCCGACGGGCTCGACGGCATCCTCGCGCTCATGGCGGCTGGCCGCCTGCCCGACCTCTACAAGAGGTCCACGGGCCCCTGCTGGGTGCACCGGGACGACCTCGGCGACCCGGTCGTCCACCAGCTGGCCACCGACAACTTGCGCGCCTACTTGGCGGACCACGTCACCACCTACGTGGTGAAGCGGGACGCCGAGGGCGTGCCGAGCGAGGCGCGCGAGCTACTCATGCCGAAGAGCTGCGGCACCCTACTCGGCCGGAAGGACTGGCCACTGCCCTCGCTCCGGGGCATCATCACCTCCCCCGTCGTCCGGCCGGACGGCACTCTCGTCACCGCCCCCGGATACGACCGGGCAACCGGCCTCTTCCTGGCTCCGCGGGTACCGGTCCGCCGTCTTCAGCCGACCGTCACGACGGAGAGCCTGGAGCGCGCGAAGGAGATCGTCCTCGGGCAGGTCCTCGCCGACTTCCCATGGGTCGCCGCGTCCGACCGGGCCCACTACATGGCCGCGCTCCTGACGCCAATCCTGCGTCCGCACTTTCACGGGCCCACGCCGATGTTCGTCATCTCCGCAACGTCTCCTGGCTCCGGCAAGTCGCTCCTGAAAGACCTGTTGGCGCACTGCTACGGGGTGGCCGATACGGCATGGCCGGAGAACGACACCGAGCTCCGTAAGAGCATCACCACGCAGCTGTACACCACCGGCAGCCCTGTCGTCGCATTCGACAACCTGCCCAACGGCTACGTGATGCGGAGCTCGGTCCTGTCCGCGCTGCTCACCGGGGAGACCTGGGGAGACCGCATCCTCGGCGCCACCGGCAAGGTGACCATGCGCAATGACCGCGTGTGGGTCGCAACAGGCAACGGACTCCGGACATCTGCGGACAACGGGCGCAGGGTCATGTGGGTCCGGCTCGACCCCGACTGCCCGGACCCCGACCAGCGCGACGGCTTCACCGTCGGCGACCTGCGCCCGTGGCTCCGCGACAACGCGTCCACGCTCGTCGCCGCGCTCGTCACGCTCGTCCGGGCCTGGCTCGCCGCCGGGGCCCCGCGCATCCGCACCCGGAAAGGCGACTACTCCGAGTGGGCCACGATGCTCGCCGGCCTCCTCGGGTTCCTCGGCGTCACCGGCTTCAACGCCGACCAGGGCGACGCCGCCCTCGACCAGGACGACGAGCTCGCCGAGTGGACCGCCTTCCTGGAGATGTGGGACGAACAGCTCGGCCGCAACCCGGTCCCGGTGGGTCGGGTGATCGCGGGTCTCCCCGAGCACGTCCCGCGCCTGCGCGATGGCGAGGCGCCATCCGCCAAGCAGCTCGGGCTCTGGCTCAAGTCCAGGGCGGGCCGGTACTTCGGCACCCACAAGGTGGTCCGGGTCTACGACTCCCACAAGAAACAGAACCTGTGGCGCGTCGAGTCCCACGCCGACCGCGGCACCGGCACACACGAGGGCTGACCGTGTCGGCCGATGCGGGGAGTGCGGGGAGTGCCGCCAGGTCTGCGGGTACTTCCGCAGACCCCCCGCACCGGCCGCCACCAGCGCACAAGCGGGGAGGCGGGGAGTTGCGGGGAGTTCCCGCCACTCCTTCTACCGCACGCGCACCACACACGTATTGCGCACCACACATACGTCGTGTCGATCACGACAACCGGAAGAGCCCCGGCATGAGGGGTGAAGGGGAACTCCCCGCAACTCCCCGCACTCCCCGCGACATTGCAGCTCACCCCCTATGCGGCGCTCCTGCGGACTACCCGCAGCAACTCCCGCGACTCCCCGCACTACCCGCAGAACCCCAGCAACCAAAACGAGGTGACCCATGACCACCAACCTCTTCGCCCCCCGCCCTTACCAGCGCGAGGCCATCACTGCTCTCCGTCAGGGCTGGGCCGCCGGCCCGAACCGGCTGGCCGTCGTCCTGCCGACCGGCGCCGGTAAGACCGTGGTCTTCTCCAACCTGATCAGCGAGTGCCTGCCCGAGATGCGCGGGCAGCGCGCTCTGGTCCTCGCCCACCGCGAGGAGCTCATCGAACAGGCCGCCACGAAGATCCGGGCCGTCCGCCCCGACCTCCGGGTGGGCATCGTCAAGGCCGAGCGCGACGAGCACCAGGACGTGGACGTCATCGTCGCCAGCGTCCAGACCCTCGCCGTCGAGCGGCGCCGCCAGGCCATCCGGGACATCGGCCTCGTCATCGTCGACGAGTGCCACCACGCCGCCGCCCGCACCTACATGGAGGTGCTGGAGCACGTCGGCGCCTGGCGCGGCGTCCCGGTGGCCGGGTTCACTGCGACTCTCACGCGGACCGACGGAGGCCTAGCCGAGGTCTGGCAGGACGTCGTCTTCACCCTCGACATCCTCGACATGATCAGCGACGGCTACCTCTGCGACGTCCGGGGCAAGCGGATCACCGTCGACACCCTCGACCTCGACACCGTCCGCACCCGCGGCGGCGACCTCGTCGACGGCCAGCTCGGCCGCGCCCTGGAGGACTCCGGCGCCCTCGACGCCATCGCGAAGGCCTACCTGGACCACGCGCCGGACCGGCCCGGCGTCGTCTTCACCCCGACCGTCGCGACCGCGCAGGCCGCTGCCGAGTCCCTCCGCGCGGTCGGCATCACTGCCGCGCCGGTGTGGGGCGACATGGGCCGCGACGAGCGGCGTGAGACCCTCGCCCGCTACAACGGTGGTGACGTCCAGGTCCTCACCAACTGCATGATGCTCACCGAGGGGTTCGACGCCCCGCACACCAGCTGCATCGTGGTCGCCCGCCCGACCAAGTCGCCCGGCCTGTATGTGCAGATGGTCGGCCGCGGCCTCCGGCCGGCCCCGGGCAAGAAGGACGCGCTCCTCCTGGACGTCATGGGCTCGGCCACCCGCCACAAGCTCGCGAGCATGGTGGATCTCACCGCCCGCGAGCTCGCTCCGGCCGAGGAGGGCAAGAGCCTGCGGGAGACCGCGGAGGAGGCCGCCGTCGTCGCCGAGCGCCGCCAGCTGGCCGCGCGCGTCGAGGCGGAGGAGATCAACTTGTTCGGCTCGTCCGGCGTGCGGTGGCTCCGGACCCCGGCGGGGGTGTGGTTCATCCGGGTGGCCAACGACCAGTTCCTCTTCCTCTCCCGGGTCCCGGACACGCGCCTGTACCGGATGCGCCGCTGGACCACGGTCGGCGGCATCGAGGCGCCCCACGAAGACGTCGCCCGTCCCCTGGCCGAGGCGCTCGCGTGGCTGGAGGAGCAGGCCCGACGGCTGGCCCCGACCGCGCTCGTCGCGCGCCAGGCCGGGTGGCGGAGCCGCCAGCCGTCCCCGAAGCAGATCGGCCTCTGCCGACGCCTCGGGCTCACGGTCCCGCGCGGGAGCACGGCAGGCGACGTCACCGACCTCATCGACACGCACCGCGTCGCCGCGGTCCTCGGCTCGCTCATCCTGCCCGCCGCGTGAACGCCCGGACCTGTCGCTATCAGGTCCGGGCGCGCCACCCATCCCACCACACCCCAGGAGCACCCCTGATGACCGACCAGACCCCCGCCCCGGACGAAACCCCGATGGGCTTTCGCATCCCCGCCCTCACCGTCGCCTGCCCCACGTGCGGGTCGGAGTCCGGAGTGCTGTGCACGTCGCACGGTGGCACCCGCACCCGCTTCCACGACGTCCACCAGACCCGCACCGCCGCCCACAAGGAGCAGACCCGATGACCGAGCTCACCAAGCAGCAGCGCGCCGCCCGCCAGAGGCAGGCCCGCGACGCCATCGAGAAGGGACTGCGCGAGTCCCACCACATCTGGCACCAGACCCCGTCCCGCCTGGACTGGGCTGCCGACGCCGCCCTCGACGCGCTCGGCGACCTCGCCGCCGAGATCCTCGTCGACGGCACGATGATGCGCTGCCTCACCATCAAGAACGGCGTCGCCACCCTCGAACTCTCCGAGGCCACCGAGATCCTCAAGATCTACGTCGCCGCCATGCGCGGAGTCCTCGACGGGTACGGCGCCGAGAACTACGTCGAGACCGAGATGTCGGCCCCGGCCCCGACGGTGTCCATGGACCTGCGGCATGGCCCCGACCCCCGCGACTCATACACCGTCACCATCCAGCGTCGTACCGGGACGACGCCGCACCAGTTTCGCGAGCGCGCCGAGCAGCAGCGCGACGAGGTGCTCCGCATCGTCACCGAATACGTCGTCGCGTCGAACGACGTCGGCGGCCTCGACTGCAACGACCTCGCCGACCGACTCGCCACTGCCGGCTACCCGCTCCCCGACGAGGAGGACGAGGACTAATGAGCAACCGCCACTCCCCCACCCGTACCGCCCGCACCCGCACCCGCACCGAGCGCCGCGCGACTCTCCTCGTACTGCTCGACCGCCTCGACCGCCTTTCCCCCGCCGAGGCCGCCCTGCTCCTGGAGTACGCACACGCCGAGCTCGCAGCCTCCGACGCCCTGCGTTCCACTCAGGTCGGCCTCGAGCGCGCCCTACAGCAGGCGCAGGAGCAGATCCGCGCGGCCGAGGCCGCCATCGTCGAGACCGAGGCGGAACGCGACACCCTCGGCCACTACCTGAACGCCGTCCGCCGCGAGCTCGGCGGCACCGTGCCCTGGCCCGACCTCCCCCACGCCGTCCGCCAGCTCGCCGCCGAGCGACCCACGACCGCCCGCGACCACCCGGAGGAGCCGTGACCCCCTGCCAGATGTGCGACACCCACCCCACCGGCGGATACCTCTGCCCCGGGTGCACCCGCACCCTCGTCGAGCAGCTGCTCCGCATGCCCGCCCTGTACCGCGCGCTCGGCGCGTTCCTGCCGCCCGCCGCCCACGGCGCCCAGCACGGCAGCCACGGCCCGGCGGCCGAGGCGCCCCTGCCCGTGTCCGAGCACGTTCTCGACCTGCGGGGGCCCGGCGGCATGGTCGGCATCCTGGAGGCGCAGCGTGCGGCACTGCACGCGGCCCGCGGCTGGGCCGCGCCCGTCCTCGGTGTCGGCGTCCTCAACCGTGTCACCCTGGCTGCCGGGGCCCTGGCCCACTCCCTCGACTGGGCTGCCGAGTCCTGGCCCGACGCCGGCGACCTCGCCCGCACGATCAGGGACCTCCACGGGTCGGCGGCGAGCGTTGTGCATCCGCGCTTGGCCGAGGAGCGTGGCACCCGGCTCGGAATGTGCCCGCAGCTGGTAAGCGAGAACGAGGCCGAGGGTGTCTGCGGCGCGGTCCTGCGGCACTACCCCGGAGACCGCGCGGTGACGTGCCGGTGGTGCGGGACCGTGTACGAGCCGCACGCCTGGACCGCCCTGCGCGAGTGGATCGACTACGAGGAGTCGAACGCCGCGCTCCAACAGGCGAGTTGAGCCGGACCAGCCTCGACTATCACACCCCCCTGTGATACGTTCTCCCTCGTGAACACCGAACCCTGGCGGGTCCGGTTCGCGAGGGAGGACGAGCTGGTGGAACAGCTCCAGTCCCAACTGCTGGAGGCCGCCGCACGCCGGGGTCAGGCTGCCGTCGAGGGTCTGGACGAACTCGGCAGCGTCTACGCGGTCGCGAAAGCCACCGGCAGGAGCTGGACCGCGATCAACAACGCGATCAACAAGTACCGAACAACCGAATAGAGCGAGGGCCGGACGACAGCTCACCGGGTGGTGGAACACCCAGTGGCGCGCGCGTCGCCCGACCCTCCGACCGACACCCATCCTGACTAGACCAGGAGGATCGGCCATGGCCGATGATGTCATGCGCACCCACGCGCCCGTACCCCCGTCGGGGATCACCGAGGAGACCCGCAGTCTCCTCGCCCAGCTCGCCGACACCCTTGAGCGAGTCCACCCCAACGCCGAGATGAACGAGGGCATCCGCCTCGCGCGCCCCCTCGTCCTCGCCGAGCGGCTCCACGGACCCACCGAGGCCGCGTTCGCCGCCGAGCAGGACCTGCTCGCCGCGATGCCCTTCGTCCGCCACCCGCAGACCCGCGGCGAGTACGCCGCGCAGCTCCGCCTCATCGCGCAGGGGGTCACCCAGTGACCACCGTCAGCACCGCCGGCCTCGACCCGCTGTACGACCCGACCCGCGACCCCGCCCCGAGGCCCCTCCCGGTCGACGCCGCCCGGCGCCTCGCCCAAGAGGCCCTCGACGCCTGCGCCGCCTCGGACATCCACAGCCTCGCCGCCATGCTCATGGCCGCGAGCACCCTGGACTACCGGCTCCGGTCGCTCCTCGCCGCCCTCGACGCCGAGGAAGGCCGCACGCCATGACCACCACCCGCGAACTCACCGGCGGACAGATCGCCGTCCTCGCCGCCGCCGCCGTCCCCATGGTCGCCGTCGGCGCCGGCGGAGGCTGGGCCACCTTCACCAACGTGACCGTCGAGTTCGGCCGCGCCGAGACCGCCCTCGGCGCCGTCGCCGCCGGCGAAGGCGTCACCCTCGTCCTGGCCCTCGTCATGGTCGGCCTGACCATGCTCGGCCAGGCCGCCCCCGCCCCCGTCCGCGTCGGCCTCTGGCTCGCCCCGGCCGCCGCCTCCGTCATCGGCCTCGCCGTCGCCGACACCCTCACCGAGGCCGTCGTCTACGCCGTGACCCCCATGGGCATGAGCGGCGCCGCCGAAGGGCTCGGGCTCGTCGCCCGCCGGATCGTCGTCTACCGCACCCGCGCCGACGCCGAGGTCGCCCGCCGCAACGCCGCCGCCGCCCGCGCCCTCGCCTACCACCAGGCGCGCGCCGCCCGGCACCCCGGGCGCATCGCCCGATGGCGCTCCGAGCGTGCCACCTGGCGCATCGCCCGCATCATCGGCGCCGGAGACGCCGAACTCTCCGACGAGCTCCTCGGCGTCCAGCGGGTCCGGGTCGCCGACGGCGCTGACGCCGCGCTCCGCACGATGATGGGAGCCCCTACCCCCACCCCCGCCCCGGAGCCGACGGCGCCGGCCCCGAACCGGCACTCGGCGCGGGAGGTCCTGCGGCGCCGCTTCGCCGAGATGGACCCCGCGGACGTCATCCGTATCACCGGTGATGCGCACCCTGATGCGACGCCGGTCGAGCTCGCCTCTCTCCTCGTCGAACACGGGGTGATCGTGGACGCGGTCGACGTGGTCCTCGTCCTCGGGCGCCCCCCGGCCCGAGCCACCCTGGAGCGCGACGACGCGGATGATGCGCCCGGTGATGCGGACGATGCGCAGCAGCTCCCTCCGCTGCCTGCGCCCTCGAAGGCCGCCGCCATCCTCACCGCCGCCGAAGTCCTCGGGCCGGACGCCAGGGCTGCCGACATCGTGGCCCGCGTCGGTCGCATCAACGGCATCACGACGGATGCGCCCTACGTCCGCACCGTCCTGTCCCGGGCCCGGCCGAAGGACACCGGGGAGAAGCCGCGCCCGATGGAGGGCGGATTCCTGTGATCACCTTCCACGCCCTCGGCTACTACGGCCTCCTCGGCATCCCCGCCGCCGCGCTCCTCACCCGCCTCGCCCCGGCCGGGTCGACCGCGCGCCGCATCACCGCGCGCATCACCCTCGCCGCCCTCCTGCTCGTCGCCGCGATCATCGCGCTCTCGTACTGAGGACCCCCGATGAACATGAACCTCCTCGCCGCCATCGACACCGCCGCCGCCCACACCATGGCCGCCCCGGCCGCCGCCTCCGGACAGGGCGGCTCCGTCCCGATCTCCGTCCTCCTGATCCTCGCCCTCAGCGGCATCGCCTGGTGGATGCACAAGCACGGCAAGGACACCAAGAAGCTCCAGCTGCTCCCCGGGTTCGTCTGCCTCGGCCTCGGCCTCTCCCTCTCCGGCACCCAGATCGGCACCATGGTCGCCATGCTCTTTGGGAACGTCGCGCAGATGGTCGCCAACCTGGCCGGCACCGTCTGACCGTGGGCAGCGACCCCGAGGCCGACACCCTCGAACTGCCGCCTGTACCCGCCTTCGGGCGCGGGCGGCCTCGATGGGCAGCGCAGCGGATCCACCGCCGCCGCCTCGCCGCCGGACACCGTGAGCTCCTCGCCCGCACCACGGCCTGGCCCCTCACCGGACGGATCGGCGGAGCAGCGTTCGGCAGCCTCATGGCCTGGCGTACCGCACACGACCAGCCGCGCCTGCTCGCCATCACCGCGGGGGCCTACGCCTTCGCCGCATGGCGCGCCGGACGGCCCGTCCCGCCCGTACCACCCACCGAGGAGGAGCTCCAGCGCCGCGTGCTCATCGGTGTTCGGACCCTCATCGGCGACCGGCCTGGGATCCACCTCCGTGAGCTCTACGCAGCGCTCCAGGCCCGCCCGGCCGCCGCCCACCTCGACGACGTCCGCCTTCGCGCTCTCCTCATCCGCTGCGGAGTCCCGATCCACAAGAGCCTCCGTATCGGCACCGAGACCGGGCGCAGCGGCATCAAGGCCGCCGACGTTGAGGCCCTCCTCTCCCCCACACCCGTAGACACCCCCGACGAGGCTGTTGACACAGGTCAGGCACCCGACGCCGAGCCTGTAGACCAGCCGTAGAAGGGGCCGTAGACCACCCGGAGACCCACATGCGACACCTGCTCACGGCCCTCGCCGCCCTCACCGGCGCCGACTACTGCGCGGCCTGCGGCTGGTGGACCCGGCCGAACTGCGGCCACTGACCACCGCCCCCTCACCCACTGCACCACCCACCGAAGGAGAGACACCATGTCCTACGACCACCACGACATCACCATCCGAGGACGCATCGCCCACCCCAACGGCGGAGCCGTGGCCTGCCCGCAGTGCGCCGCCACCGAGGAACTGACCATCTACGGGCCTGACGGCGGCGCCGGCCGCCTCATGTGCCCCGACGGTCACCACTTCGCGCCCCCCGCGCCCATCGACCCCGTCGACCTCCTCACCCGCGCCGCCGCCGACCCGCGCACGGAGTACCTGAACTGACCGTCACCTCAACTGTCAGTGCCCACGGCTACGGTGCCCACATCAGCATTTGGACTGATTGCGCGCTGGCTGCCCGCAGCTCGGACTCTGCCCTCGTCGGGAACAGCGCCCCGCCGAGGGCAGAGGCATGATGGGGATCATGGAGTACCTACACCCGCCCGCCGGCACCCTCACCACATCCCTCGCCGCCCTCGCCGCTGGAGTGCAGCCCGCGACCATCCGCGACTGGGTGAGGCGCGGCATCCTCACCCGCTGCGGCGGCTCCCCCCTGCGCCCCCTCTACCGCGTCGAGGACGTTCAGGCCGCCCGCGTCGCGGCCAAGCCGTACAGCGGGAACCGGCGAAAGGACAAGGCCGCTTGACGTGGGCAAACGGATAGGCCACGCTTTCGGAAGACAGCCATGCCCGGAAACGGGCGGCGCACACGCTCACGACGGCCCCGACCACCCTTTGGTCGGGGCCGTTCGCGTCCCCAGACCGGCCCGTCCGCGATCCCCGACGCGGACGGGCCTTCCCACACCGGAGGCGACCATGGCCCGCATCCAGATCCTCGAACTCCCCATGGAGGGCTCCGGCGACGAGCTGACCACCCCGTTCGTCTTCGTCATCGACCAAGTGTCCGCCGAGGAGGAGCAGCACTTCGGGCGAGGCGCCAGCACGCTGGAAGCGTTCGCCACCCGGTGCGGCGCACGCGGCACCCTCGTGGTCCCTGCCACGCTCGATATCGGATAGAAGGAGGCGCAATGGCTGCCTGGACTGCCCAGCACCGCCTGTCCGTCTACAGGCAGGTCGAGACGACCGCCGGCCCCGTGACCGAGCGAGGGCAGGTGTGGGCAGACACCCGGCCTACAGGGCGCGTGCACCTCCTGTGCAACTGCGGCTGGACCTCCGGATGGATCGACCACACGGACATGCCCAGCCGCGAACAGCTCCGGGCCGAGCACGGCGTTCCCCTCACGAGCCTGAGCGTCTGATGCCACGCACAGCCGCCTCGGTCGCGCCTGAGCCCCGGCACGACGACTACGCCACCACCGAGGCGTACGAGCATGTCTGGTACACCTGGCGCGCCCAACGCCGCGACGGCCACCTCAACAGCGACGAGATGAACGCGCAGTTCGCCGTCATCGAGGACCACATCCGAGCGATCTGCAGGAGGTAGTCATGGTCACCACCCTTGGCCGCGCCCCTGGCATCCCCCGCTGGGTCGGCGCCCGCACCCACCTCACGTGGCCCGGCTACGCCGCGACACACACCGGGGCCCCGGACGGCCCGCTGAGCGTCACCCTCGTCGTGCACGTTCCGCGCATCCGTGGCGCCCTCTACGGTCTCTGGGTGCTCCTCACGCGCAGGGCGACCTGAGTTGCCCAGCCGCGCCCCACGACGTTGTACGACACCCGGCTGCGGCGCCATGGCCACCCCCCCTGCCTCGAAGTGCGCCCCGCACGACAAGCGCCGGCCCCGCCGCTCGGCCTCGGCCAAGGGCTACGGGCGCGAGCACGAGCAGCGGTTTCGTGCCGGGGTCCTGGAGCGGGACGCCACGTGCGTGCTCTGCAGGAGCACTGCGGCCACCCAGGCCGACCACTGGCCGCTGTCCAAGCGCGAGCTGCAGGCGCGCGGCCTGGACGAGCACGACCCCCGCCGAGGCCGCGGCCTGTGCGCCTCGTGCCACTCGAAGGAGACCGCCCGCCACCAGCCCGGAGGCTGGAACGACGGGCCTCGCTACTGATCGTCACGGTCCAGCGTGGGGGGAGGGGGCCTCCAATCCCTGGCCAGGGGACCCGCGGAACGCGGGGGGGAGCCCAGGCACGCCTTGACAGGTATCGGGATCCGCCGTACCGGGCCTGTCCGACGTAACCGAATGTCACCGGAGGTGATCATGGGGCAGCGAGGACCCGCGCCCAAGCCGACTGTGCTGCGCGTGCTGCACGGCGACCGCGCGGACCGCATCAACACCGACGAGCCGCAGCCTGACCAGGGCGACATCACCGCGCCGGCCTGGCTCCGGACGGACGCCGTCGAGGTGTGGGAGTCCCTCGCGGACGACCTCATCACCAAGGGAGTCCTGACCCCTTGGGACGTCGAGGCGTTCGCCAACTGGTGTGACGCGGTGGCCCGTCGGCGCGAGGCCGCCGAGCACGTCGCGGCCGAGGGCGCCGTCGTCGAGCACCCGGTGTTCAACAAGAACGGCGACATCAGCGGGCACCGGATGGGCAAGAACGCGTGGTTGATGGCGCTGGACGCGGCCGACGCGCAGGTGCAGCGGTACGGCGCCCGGTTCGGCCTGACCCCGAGCGACCGCGCGCAGCTGCACATCGGCGGCCAGGAGAAGCCCGGCGGAGCGGAGCGCCTGCTGTCCTGACCGATGTGAGGGGGTGCCATGACTGCCGGGACCACCACCCGCCCGGCCCGTAGCAAGGCAGCCACCAGGCCGCGTGGCCGCGCCCGGGCGATGACGTTCAACCACCACAAGCGGTGGCGGCCGGCCTCGCGGCGGGGCGACATCTGCGGGTACACCCTCGACGGGAAGACGTGCGAGCGGCGCGGCGCGCACTACTGCGAGCCGCGCGCGGACCGGGTCGTGGCGTTCTTCGCCGAGCTCCTCGTCCACCCCGCCGGCGCCCTGGCGAACACCCGGTTCGTCCTGGCGTCGTGGCAGGAACACGAGATCATCCGGCCGCTGTTCGGCGAGGTCCACTGGTCGGACCAGTGGGGCCGGTACGTCCGCCGGTACTCCCGCGCCACGATCGTCATGGCGAGGAAGAACGGCAAGTCCGCGATCCTGTCCGGCATCGCGCTCTACATGCTGTGCGGGGACGGCGAGGAGTCCGCCGAGGTCTACGGCGCGGCCGCCACGATCCGCCAGGCGGGCAAGGTCTTCGAGCCGTGTAAGAAGATGATGCTCAAGAGCCCGCTCCTGGCGGCCCGGCTCGAGCACGTCAAGGCCGCGCGGCGCATCGTCGACGAGCGGACCGGCAGTCACTACGAGGTCATCCCGGCCGACGCCGACAACGAGCTCGGGCACTCGCCGCACTGCTTCATCCTCGACGAGGTCCTCTCCCAGCCGGACGACTCGCTGTGGCAGGCGATGCGTACCGGCACCGGTGCCCGCACCCAGCCGCTCATGCTGGCGATCACCACCGAGACCAGCCAGCAGTACTCCTTCGGCGCCGAGTTCATCGACGAGGCCGACCGCGTCCTCGAGGACCCGGCCCGCGCGCCGCACCACTTCGTGTTCGTGCGCAAGACCCCGCGCACGCCCGACGAACTGGAGCGGCTGCACCGGCTGTTTCCCGGGCGCCCCGATCTGCCGGTCTCCCTGGACTGGTCCGACGAGACGAACTGGGCCTGGGCAAACCCCGCGCTCGGGACGTTCCTGTCCATCCAGTCCCTGAGGGAAGAGGCCAAGGAAGCCGTCGGGGACCGCAAGGCCCTGCACGCCTTCCTGCAGTTCCGGCTCAACCAGCGCGTCTCGGAGGTGTCGCGCTGGATCGCGATGGACCTGTGGGACATGAACGCCCGCGAGATCGCCCCGAACCCCGGATGGATCGCCGGCCGCCTGGAAGGCCAGCGATGCTGGGGCGGCCTCGACCTCTCTTCCAAGCTCGACCTCACCGCGTGGGCGCTGTACTTCCCGGGCGGCGAGATCGTGTGGCGGTTCTGGGCACCACAGTCCGTCGCCCCGATCCTCGACAAGTTCACCGACGGGAAGTTCTCCGAGTGGGCCGAGGACGGCTGGGTCACGCTGACCGACGGCGACACCATCGACTACGACACGATCTACGACGACATCGAGACCGACCACAACCTCTACAAGATCATCGACGCCACCTACGACAAGTGGTGCGGTGAGCCGGTCCGGCAGGCCATCGCCAAGCGGACCCGGCTCAAGATGGTCGAGTCGGACACGACGTTCACGCGGATGACGCCGCCCATGAACGAGTTCATGCGCGGCCTCAAGGCCCGCGAGTACGCGCACTTCGGGAACCCCGTCGCCCGCTGGATGGCGGACAACCTGGAGTGCAAGAGCCCCCGCGACGACCCCGACCGCGTCCGCCCGGTCAAGCCCTCGCGCGACAAGACCGGCAAGCGCATCGACGGCATGCCCGCGCTGTTCTTCGCCATCGACGGAGGCCTGCGCGGCCTGCCCGCCCCGTCCATCTACGAGAGCCAGAGCATGGCCCTCTGACCCCGGAAGGAGGCAGCCATGGACCGCGTGGACCCGTGGGACTACCTCGCGCTGCTCGGCATCGTGCTGCTCGGCACCGGCCTCGGCCTGCTCGCCCCCTGGCTCGGCCTCGCGTCCGCCGGCCTCGCGCTCCTGGCCCTCGGCGTTGCCGGAGCGATCTCCGCCGAACGCGCCACCCGCTCCCACACCCAGAAGGGAGGCTGAGGTGGGATTCCTGCGCAGTGCCCTGTCCGGTCTCGCTACCCCGGAGAAGTGGGTGGAGGACTGGATGCGCGGCGGGTCGGTCAACTCGGCCGGGATCCGCGTGGACCAGGACACGGCCCTGACCTACAGCCCGTTCTTCGCCGGCGTGCGGGTGCTGTCCGAGGACCTGGCCGGCCTGCCGCTGTTTCTCTACGAGAGGTTGGCCCCGCGCGGTAAGCAGCGTGCCACCAGCCACCCGCTGTACGCGCTGCTGCACGACCAGCCCAACGACATGATGTCCTCGGCGTGGCTGCGCGAGGTGCTGACCAGCCATGCGATCACGTGGGGCAACGGCATCGCCCACGTCGTCTCCCACCCGCGCACCGGCGTGATCGAGGAGATCTGGCCGCTGCGGCCCGACCGGGTCACCATCGGGGTGAAGCGCACCGGGCCCGGCCGGTTCGAGCGGCGCTACCGGTACGACGACGACGTCAACGGGATCCACACCGTCCTCCTGCCGCACGAGGTCCTGCACATCTCCGGCCTCGGCTACGACGGCGTCCAGGGCTACCCGGTCGTCGAGCTCGCCGCCAACGCGATCGGTCTCGGCCTGGCCACCGAGCACCACGGCGCGAAAGTTTTCTCGAACAGTGCCGCACCGGGAGGCGCGCTGACCCACCCAGGCAGCCTCTCCCCCGAGGCCCGCAAGCGGATGGCGGACGACTGGGAGAACATCCACCGGGGCATCGACCGCGCGCACCGCGTGGCGGTCCTCGAGGAGGGGGTGACGTTCCAGCAGGTCGGCGTCCCCAACGACTCCGCGCAGTTCCTGGAGACCCGCAAGCTGCAGGTGACCGAGATGGCGCGGTGGCTGCGCCTGCCGCCGCACAAGATCGGCGACCTGGACAGGGCGACGTTCTCCAACATCGAGCAGCAGCAGCTGGACTACGTGACGTCCGCGCTGAACGTGTGGCTCGTCCGGTGGGAGCAAGGGGTCCTCACCCAGCTGCTCCTGAAGGAGGAGCGGCAGCGCTACTACTCCGAGTTCCTCGTCGACTCGCTGCTCCGCGGCGACACCGCCGCCCGCTACGCCGCCTACGCCGTGGGCCGCCAGTGGGGATGGCTGTCCGCCAACGACGTCCGCGACCGCGAGAACATGAACCCCATCGAGGGCGGCGACGACTACCTCGTCCCGCTCAACATGGTGCCCGCCGGCCGCAGCCGCCTCGCCCTGGAGACCGCGGACGGCGCCCGCGTCTCGCGCATGGCGCGGCTGCTCGCCGGACGCCAGGCCGTTCGGGAGTCCCTCGCCGAACGGTGGGGGACGAAGATCGAGCAGTCCGACCAGGAGGTGGCCGACCTCGAAGCGAAGAAGGTCGGCGCCCTGATCGCCGAGCATCTCCTTCCCGAGCGCGGCCGGCGCCGCTCGCTCGCAGCGTTCCTCACCGCGCTGCGCCTGCTCTACGCGGACGACGGCCCGATCATGGAGCGGCTCGCCGAGCTGTGGGTGCCGCTCATGACCGCCTTCGCGGACGACGTCGCCGTCCAGGCCGCCGAGGAGGTCGCGTTCGAGGAGGCCGTCGACCTGTCCGTGTGGGCGCAGGCCTACGCCCTGTCGCACGCCTCGTACCAGGTCTCGTCCTCCTACGGCCAGCTGCGCAACGTGGTCGAGGCGACCGAGGGCACGCCCGAGGACATCGCCGAGGCCGTCGTCGAGCGGCTCGCGAAGTGGCAGGCCGAGCGTCCCGAGCAGACCGCGCGGTGGGAGGCCTCGCAGCTGCCGAACGCCGCGGCCCGCGAGACGTGGAAAGAGGCCGGCGTCACCAAGGTGCAGTGGGTAGCGCGCGGCTCGAAGAACTGCCCGTACTGCACCAAGCTCGACGGCGCGATCCGGGAGATCGAGACGCCGTTCGTCGCCAAGGGCGACGAGGTCGAGGGCGACGAGGACGGCGAGAAGCTCGTCGCCAAGCGCAACACCTTCCACCCCCCGGTCCATCCGGGCTGTGACTGCGAGGTGATCCCCGTTGTCGAGTGACCAGCGCATCGAGAAGGGCCGCTGTACCGCATGCGGCGAGCCTGCCGAACGGAGCCCGTCCGGGGCGTGGCGGCACACCGCCAGGTCCTGCGGCCTGATCGCCCCGCGTGCCGAGTTCAGGCCTCGGCAGCAGAGCAGCCCGCGCGACCGACAGGCCAAGGAACCGAGGAGGGCCCGATGAAGGGACAACGGCACTACGTGCGCGGCTACGTCCAGCGCGCCGACGGCGATGAGGCGGGCAAGCCGCTGACGATCATCGCCGCGACCGAGGGCCGCAAGGGCGACGGCCTCAACCTGACCATGAAGGGCGCCGAGCTCGGACGCTTCGAGTCCAACCCCGTGGTCGGGTACGGGCACTCCTACTGGGGCCGTGACGGCCTGCCGATCGGCCGGTCCGACAAGACGTGGATCGACGGCGACAAGCTGCGCATGAGCATCAGCTTCGACCAGGAGGACGAGTTCGCCCGCACGGTCGAGCGGAAGTACCGCGGCGGCTACATGAACGCCTTCTCCATCGGCTTCGACGTCTGGAACATCGACGACGCCGGCGTCCCCGAGGGCTGGGAGCTGTTCGAAGTCAGCGCCGTCCCTCTGCCCATGGACCCCAACGCGATCGTCGAATCCGGCCGCCAGCTCGTCATGCCCCGCGGGCTCCTCGATATCCCCGACGCCCTGACCGAGGCCGACATCGACCGGCTGTCCCACGTCGTACGCGCGGGCGCGGTGCTGTCGAAGAAGAACAAGGGCCTCGTCTCCGCCGCGCGTGACGCTCTCACCGAGCTCCTCGACGCGGCCGGCGGCACCGACGAGGACGACGAGCGGGCCGCCCCGCTCGTCGACCAGGCCCGCCTGCTCCGGCTCGCCGGACTCTGATCCCCCCGCGCCGCGCAGCCGCGCGGGGCACCCACACCCACCGAAGGGAACCTGCGATGCCCAACATCCGGGAGCTGCGCACCAAGCGCACCAAGCTCGGCGCCGACGCCCGAGCGCTCATGGAGACCGCCGAGACCGAGGGCCGCTCGATGACGTCCGAGGAGGAGGTGCGGTTCGACAAGCTCATGGAGGAGCGCGACGGCGTCGACCGCACCATCGAGCGGGCCGAGAAGCTCGAGGACGACGAGCGCGACGAGGGCGCCCGCGAGGGCCTGGAGCGCGGCGGGACCCGCGGCGGCGAGGAGGCCATGGGCGCGCTGCGCGCCTACCTCCTCGGCGGCCGGTCCGTCCTCACCGAGCGCCAGGCCCGCGCGCTCAACGCCGGCCACGACCCCGAGGGCGGGTTCCTCGTCGCTCCGCAGCAGTTCGTCAAGGACCTCCTCAAGGGCGTCGACGACATGGTCGCGCTGCGCGGCCTGGCCACCGTGCACCAGCTCACGCAGGCCGAGTCCCTCGGCGTGCCCACCCTCGACACCGACCTCGGTGACGCCGACTGGACGAGCGAACTCGCCACCGGCAACCAGGACGACGCGATGCGGTTCGGCAAGCGCGAGCTCCGCCCGCACCCGCTGGCCAAGCGGGTCAAGATCAGCCGCAAGCTGATGCGCGCCTCGACGACGAACCCCGAGACCCTCGTCCGCGACCGCATGGCCTACAAGTTCGGCGTCACCGCCGAGAAGGCCTACATGGTCGGCGACGGGAACCAGAAGCCGCTCGGCCTGTTCACGGCCCACGCCGACGGCATCCCCACGTCCCGCGACGTGGACGTCTCCACCTCGGGCACCGGGTTCACCAACGTCGCCGCGGGCAACGCCGCCGACGACCTCATCACCGCCAAGTACACGCTCAAGGGCGCGTACCACCGGCGCGCGTCGTGGCTGTTCCACCGGCTGATGATCGCGTCCGTGCGCAAGCTCAAGGACGGCGACGGGAACTACATCTGGCGGGCCGGCCTCACCGACGGCGAGCCGGACAAGATCCTCGACATCCCGTTCATCATGAGCGAGTTCGCCCCGTCGACGTTCGGCGACGGCGACTACGTCGGCCTCCTCGGTGACTTCTCCTACTACTGGATCGCCGAGGCCCTGCAGTTCGAGGTCCAGCGCCTCAACGAGCTGTACGCCGAGACGAACCAGGTCGGGTTCATCGGCCGCCAGGAGGCCGACGGCATGCCCGTCCTCGCCGAGGCGTTCGTGCGCCTGCAGTCCAACGACGTCGTGCCGTAACCCGGCACCCCCGTCCAGCGCAGGCCCACACCAGACAGGAGCAGCACCCATGCGCAGCGACATCAAGAACCACCTGGACATCGCCACCACCCTCACCCCGGCCGCGCGGGTCGACACCGCGACCGGGACCGGGGTGGACCTGGCGAACTACGACGCGGCCGCCGTCGTCATCACCACCGGCGTCGTCGCCAACGCAGCGTTCTCCATCGAGATCCAGGAGTCCGACGCCCTCGCCTCCGGGTACACCGCGGTGGCCAACGCCGACCTCGACGGCACCGAGCCCGCCACCCTCACCGCGTCCACGGTCACCGTCATCGGCTACCACGGCATCAAGCGCTACATCCGCGCCGTCGCCACCGACGCCGGCACCGGCGACGCCTCGTTCGGTGTGACCGTCGTCCGCGGCAAGGGCCGCGTCAAGCCCTGACCCCTGCCCCACACTCACGGCCGCCCGGGCCCCGCCATCGATGGCGGGGCCCGGCCGCGTCCAGGACCACAGGAGGACCGCCATGCGAGTCGAGATGCTCCGCCTCATGGTGAACCCGAAGTACGGCACGCAGCCCGAGGGCTCGATCGTCGACATGGACGACGACGACGCCGAACGCAGGATCGCCGCCGGAGAGTGCCGGCCCCTCGAGGAGCCGAGGAAGAAGCGCGGCGGCCGCCCCGCCAAGACCGCCACCCCGCCGCCCCCGGCTCCGATCGACGGCCCGGTGGCCGTCGAGGACATGACCGTCGACCAGCTCAAGATCTACGCCGCCGACCACGACATCGACCTCGGCGACGCCCGCCTCAAGGACGAGATCCGGGCCACCGTGGCCGCCGAGCTCGAGCGCCGCCGCGACGAGGACGAGGGGACCGGGGACTGATGGCGTACGCCAGCGCGGACGACCTGCGCCGCCTCCTGCGCATCGACAGCTTCACCGACGAGGACACCGCGACGGCCGAGCTCCTGATCGAACTCGCGCAGGGAGTCATCGAGGACGAGACCGGCCAGGCCCTCGAGCAGTCCGAGGACACCGTCATCCTCGACGGACCGACGGACGAGGACCCCCGCTACCACCCCGCGAGCGGCTCACGGAAGCTGATCCTGCCGCGCTGGCCCGTCACCGCGGTCGCCTCCGTCACCCTCACCGAGGACGACGACGAGCTCACGTTCGGGAAGGAGGCCGACTACACGTGGCGGGCCGCCGGCATCCTGCACAGGCGCGGCGCCGAGTGGCCGAGCCACGACCGGGCGATCGAGGTCACCTACACCGCCGGGTACAGCACCATCCCGCCGGGCCTCAAGCGCATGTGCCTGCGCCTGGCGGTGGCCGCCTGGTCCAACCCGGAGTTCCTCTCCGCCGAGACCCTCGGCGACCACTCCCGCTCGTTCTCTGCCGAGGCCCTCGGAATGGAGCTCACCGCGGCCGACCGGCGCACCCTCGGCGCGTACCGGGCCCGGACATGATCGGCCACCTCCTGAACCGGACGCTGCAGGTGTGGCGCCCGGTCACCGTCGACGACGGGTACGGCGGCCAGGAGACCACCCTCGTCCGCCAGGAGGACGACGTCCGGGGCAAGGTCGACCAGCCGTCCGCCTCCGACAGGCTGCTCGCGCAGCAGGCCGGCGCCGAGCACACCCACGACGTGTTCCTCCTGCCGGCCGCCGACGTCGCCCGCGGCGACGAGCTGCGCGGAGGCGGACAGGTCCTCAAGGTCACATCCGTCGTCGAGCCGTCCAGCACCCGCTACCGCAAGGCCGAGTGCAAGCTGATCCAGCGGCAGGGAGGGTGACATGACCCGCTCCGGGATGACCGTGGAAATCCTCGGCGCCGACCGGCTGCGCACCCAGCTGGAGGACCTCGGCGAGGACATCATCGCCGCGCTGAGGAAGGCGGTGCGCGAGTCCGCCGAGGCCGTCAAGGCCGACACCCAACGCGACGTCGCCAAGGACACCCGCAACCTGCACGACAAGGTCGACATCAAGTACAAGGACGACGACCTCACCGCCGTCGTCGGCTGGCACAACGACACCGAGTACTACGCCCGGTTCCTGGAGTACGGCACCCGCCGCGTCCAGGCCCGGCCCGCGCTCCGCCCCGCCCTGGAAGCCGAGCGCGGCCGGTACAAGGCCCGGCTGACCGACGAGGTACGGAGGGCCCTGAGGTGACGATCCCGCCGCCCGTCTCCCCCATGCTCGCGATCCAGGGCGCCATCAGGTCCCTGCTCGTGGCCGACGCCGAGCTGCAGTCTCTCGGCGTCTCCGTCTACGACTACCTGCCGGAGAACGTGCCGTACCCGTTCATCGTGATCGGTGAGGCAACCGAGGTACCCGCCAACGCGCACGACCGGCACGGCTGGGAGACCGTTCCGACCCTGCACGTGTGGGATCAGTACCGCGGGTTCAAGCGGGTGCTGCAGATCGGCGGCCGCCTCACCGCGCTCCTGGACCACCAGCCGCTCACCGTCCCCGGCTACGACCACATCGTCACCCGCTTCGAGTTCGGCCAGCCGCTGACCGACCCCGAGCCACCGGGCGACATCCGCCACCTCGTGCAGCGCTACCGCGTCGTCACCGCGCAGCCAGCCTGACCCGCCCCTCTTCTCCATCCGTCCGGGCCTGCTGTGGCCCCGGGAACTCACCCCTACCTGAAGGAGGACCGATGGCAGCGCTGACAGTCACCACGGCCACCACCGTCGGAGGCATCGCCGACCTGGCGGGCGCGGCCGTGGCCGCCGCCGGCGGAGGGGACACCGCCCCAGTGGGGCCGGGGCTCGCCCTGGTCGTCTTCAACGGCGACGCGTCCCCGCACACCGCCACCATCGCCACCCCCGGCACGGTCGACGGCCACGCGATCGCGGACGCCACGCTCGTCGTGGCCGCCGGAGACGTCGGGATCATCCCGCTGACCAACCTCTTCCGCGGCGCCACCGGCCGGGCCGCGATCACCTACGACGCCGTCACCTCGGTGACCGTCGCCGTCATCAAGATCGGAGCCTGACCCATGGCAGGTAAGGACGCATTCGGCAGCCAGTTCCTCCGCGACTCCACCGGGTCCGGCTCGTTCGTCCTGGTCGCCAACGTGACCGACATCAGCGGCCCGAGCCGCAGCCGCGAGGCGATCGAGGTCACCGCGCACGACTCCCCGAACAAGTACCGCGAGTTCATCAAGGGCCTGAAGGACGGCGGCGAGGTCGAGATCACCCTCAACTACGACCCCGGCAACGCCACGCACTCCGCCCTCGACGCCGACTTCGAGGAGGACGACCTCCGCGACTACCAGGTGATCATCCTGCCGGGCGAGGCCGACGAGCACACGTGGGAGTTCTCCGCCCTCATCACCGACCTCGGCGACGAGTACCCGACCGAGGGCCAGATGGAACGCACCGCCACGTTCAAGATCTCCGGCATGCCCACCCTCACCCCGACCGGCTGAACCGAGAAGGAGACCGACGCACCATGGCATCGCTCAAGGACCAGATCCGCAAGGCGCAGGACATCAAGCACCAGGACGACGTGGAGATCCCCGAGTGGGCGCCCGGCGCCCGGTTCCGGGTGACCGGCCTGCCGTCCGGTGACTGGGAGGCCTACCAGAACTCCCTGGCGAAGATGACCCGCAAGGACGAGGCGACCGGCGTCGAGATGACGATCAAGAGCCGCAAGGCCGAGATCGTCGCCAAGGGACTGCGGGACCAGGAGACCGGCGAGCTGGTGTTCCCCGACCTGCGCGAGGGCATCGCCATCCTGTCCAAGCGCTCCGGCGGGATCGTCAACGGCCTGTTCAACCTCATCCGTCACCTGTCCGACGAGGACCGGGACTTCTCGCAGAAGGTCCAGGCCGCCGAGGGGGATTTCGGCGACGGCCAGAGCTGAGGCTGCTCTACGACCTCAGCGTGGCCTACCGCATCCCCCCCGGCGAGGTGATGGAACGGTTCACCGAGGAGGAGATGATCCGCCTCGTCGCCTACCAGAACCTCTACGGCCCCCTCGGACCCAAGCGGCTGGACTACGTGGCCGCCCGCCTCGGCATGGACGTGGCCGCCCCCCACATGAAGAAGGGCGTCCGCCCCAAGCTGTCCGATCACCTCGTGCAGTGGAGCCGCAACGCCCGCCCGCGCAAGACCGGCCGTGAGCTGCTCGCCGTCGTCAAGGGCATCCACGCAGGCCTCACCGGGTCGGAAAGGAAGACGCGATGACCGTCCTGGACGAACTGCTCGTCCGTATCGGCATGGACTCCTCCGGTGTCGAGGAAGGCGTACAGGAGACCAACAGCCGTCTCGACGGCCTCGCCGCCCCGGCCGCCGCCGCCGGCCTCGCCGCGGGCGCGGTGTTCGCGGCGGGCATCGCCTCGGCCATGAACATCGCCGAGGCGGAGCACAAGCTGCAGAACCAGCTCGGCCTGACCTCGGTGGAGGCCGAGCGCGCCGGGGGGATCGCCGGTGACGTCTTCTCCGAGGGGTTCGGTGAGTCTCTCGAGGAGGTCACCACCGCTCTGGGCGGCGTCCACTCCGGCATCGGGAAACTCGGCACGTTCACCGACGCCGAGCTGCAGGACATGTCCAAGTCCGCCCTTGCGCTGGCCAAGACGTTCGAGGTCGACGTCGCCGACGCGACGGGAGCCGTGGGCCAGCTCATCAAGACCGGACTGGTCACGGACGCCACCGAAGGATTCGACCTCGTCACCAAGGCGATGCAGCAAGTCCCCGCCGAGCTCCGCGACGACCTGCTGCCCACCATTCAGGAGTACTCGACTCAGTTCCGCCGCGTCGGCCTGGACGGCCAGACATCCATGGGCCTGCTCGTCCAGGCCGTCAAGGCCGGCGCCCGTGACCTTGACCAGGTCGCCGACGGTATTGGCCAGTTCGGCGAGAAGGCACTGGCCGGCGGTACGGCCGTGGACGAGGCGTTCAAGAGCATCGGGCTCAGCAGCGAGGACATGGCGGCGCTCATCGGCAAGGGAGGCGACTCCGCTGAGAAGGCGCTGCAGATGACGATGGACGCGCTACGCGGCACCTCAAACGAGCAGGTCAAGCTCAACGCCGCAGCGGCCCTGTTCGGTGACCCCGCAAACGTGATGGGCGAGGCACTGTTCGCGCTCAACCCCGCCACCGCTGCTGCCTCCTCCGGCATGGACACAGCGGCCGGCGCGTCGAAGAAGCTGACCGACTCCATGGCGGCCTCGCCCGCGCAGCAGATGGACGCCGCGATGCGGACGCTGCAGACCACCCTCGGCGAGAGCTTCCTGCCGATCCTCAAGTCGGTCTCGGGGTTCATCGGCGAGAACAAGGACGCGATCAAGGAGTGGATGCCGATCATCCTCATCCTGGTCGCCACCCTCGGCGTGATGGCGGCCGCCATCTGGGTCGTGAACATTGCGATGATGGCCAACCCGATCGGTCTGATCATCGCAGGCATCATCGCCCTGATCGCCGTGATCGTCGTGATCATCATGAAGTGGGACGAGATCGCAGCCGCGACGAAAGAGGTCTGGGACGCGATCCTTGTGATCCTCAGCTACGCCTGGCAGTGGCTGGCGACCAAGGCACAGAAGACCTGGGACGCGCTCTCCAAGGTGTTCTCCATCGGCTGGGCCTGGCTGAAGATGCACGTCTTCGAGCCCATCGGGCGGTTCTTCACGCAGACGATCCCCGGCTGGATGGTCGCCGGCGTCCTGGGGATCAAGAAGATCTGGAACGACGCCATCACCTGGTTCAAGAGCATCCCCGACAAGATCGCTTCTGGCTTGTCCGGCATGTGGTCCTGGGTCACCCAGGGCCTGAAGGACGCCCTCAACGCCGCCATCAGCCTGATCAACAGCGGGATCTGGTTCATCAACGACAAGCTCATCGGCAGCGTGAACATGTTGCCGGGCATGAGCGTGCCCTACATCCCGTTCATCCCGTACCTGGCCGCGGGCGGCATCACCACCGGGCCGACCGTCGCCATGATCGGCGAAGGCAGCGAGCAGGAAGCCGTCCTGCCCCTGTCCAAGCTCGAACAGCTCATCGCGATGCCGACCACGATGGCCGCACCGTCCACGGGCAAAGTCCAGCCGTTCGAGATCCGCATCATCCCGTCCGTCAACTCCGGCGCGTTCCGGGACGCGTTCAGCTACGACGTCCGCACCACCGCCGGCGGATCCGTGGCCCGCTACGCAGGAGAGGACGTCTGATGGTTGCCCTGCCGCCGCCGGACCTGTTCGAGCTGTACTACGACGGGACGTTCCACAACCGCACCGCCGATGTGCGGGCCTCGGCCGGGGTCACGATGTCGCGCGGAGTGTCCGCCGAGGGCACACGCGCGGATCCCTCGACCGCCGACATCCTGCTCGGCAACCGCCACGGCGACTACTCCCGGCGCAACCCGGCCAGTTCGCTGTACGGGAAGATCGGCCCGAACACCCCGATGCGGTACTCCATCGAGGCCGGCCACCCCTACCTCCTGCTCCCCGGGGACGCCTCGTCCGCACTCACCACCCCGGACCACGCCTCGCTCGGCGTCACGGACCTCGACCTGCGCATCGAGCTCGCCATCGACGACTACGGCGTCTACACCGAACTCGCCTCGCGGTTCTCGACCTCCGGCAACAACAGGGCCTGGTCTTTCCAACTGCCTGCCGGCAGCCTGCAGCTGGCCTGGTACCCGGACGGCTCGTTCGCCAGCCAGAAGGTAGCGAACGCGCCCCTGCCCGTGCCCGCCGTGCCTGGCGACCGCATCGCCCTGCGGGTCGTCCTCGACGTCGACAACGGGGCCGGCGGGCACCTCGTCTCCTTCTACTGGGCCCCGACGATCGACGCCACCGTGTGGATTCCCCTCGGCAGCGGCTCCGATGGGGCAGGCACCACCACGCTCATCGACGGCACCGCCGGCATCCACCTGGGTACCAACACCGGGCTCGTCGGCAACGGCATCAACGGCCGCGTCTACGCCTTCGAGCTGTGGGACGCCGCCACCGGCGTCCGCAAGGTGAGTGTCGACTTCTCCACCGCCGAGGCGGGCGACACCAGCTTCACGGACCCGGGTGGCCTGGTGTGGACGGTGGCCGGAGCCGCCACCCTGTCCAACCGCCATGTCCGCATGGCGGGCGAGGTCCCGGCCTGGCCGCCGCAGCGCGATCTCTCCGGGGCCGACCGGACCGTGCAGATCACCCCCGCCGGGATCACCCGCCGTCTCGACGCGGGCAACAAGCCGTTGGAGAGCGCCTACCTGCGGTTCATCCGGGCCGCGGGCCCCCTCGAGTGCTGGCCACTGACCGACGGCACGCAGACCACCGCCGCGACCTCCCTGATCGCCCAGGCGCCGATGCCCCCACAGTTCTCCTTCGGCCGGGGCCCGGTGCAGTGGACCGAGGGCAACCTCGCCGACTGGCTCGAACCCGTGGCACTGATCCCGCCGTCCACCGATGCCACCATGCGCGGCCTGGTCCCCACCACGGTCGCCCTCGTCTCCGGCTGGTCCGTCGACTTCGCCGTCTCCGGCCTCGTCGAGGGCAGCATCGACCTGCAGGTCGTCGACCGCGGCGCCGGAACGGACGCCGACAACCGGCTCGGGTTCACCCTCGACCTGGATCCCGCCGCCAACGACCTCTCCCTCACCGTCGTCGCCGTCGGCGCCACCAGCTCATCCAGCTCGTTCCTGGGCAACGTCGCCGCTCCGGGCATCTTCGACGCCCTGCCGCACCACATCCGGCTCACCGTCCAGCCACAACCCGGACTTGGCAACTCGAACTGGACGATCTACGTCGACGGAGAGGCCCGCGACGGAGGCACCTACGCCGTCGTCGCCAAGGCGCCGCTGTCCGTCCGCCTGGGGTGGTTCCAGAGCGCGGTGACGTCCAACACGCCGTCCGTCGGGTTCATCACCGTGTGGCCCCTGACCCTGGCCGCGCCCACGGCCGAGACCATGTACACCGCGCTGCTCGGGTTCCAGGGCGAGACAGCCGGCGCCCGGTTCTTGCGCCTGTGCGACGAGCAGGGGGTCCCGGCCGTCCTCAAGGGGGCCGCCGCCGACACCACCGAACTCGGCGTACAGCAACGGGAACGCTTCCTCGACGCGCTCGCCTCCATCGCCCGCGCGGATGGTGGATACGTCCTCGAGCAGCGTGCCGACCGTGCGCTGCTCTACCGGACCCGGGCCAGCCTCTACAACCAGCCCCCGGCGCTCACGCTCGACTTCTCCACCGGGGTGATCTCCGAGCCGTTCCGGCCGCTGGACGACGAGAAGCTCACCGAGAACGACGTCACGGTGACCAGGGAGGGGGGCACGTTCGGGCAGGCCTCGAGGGAGACGATTGCCGAGGGGCCGAACTCCGTCGAGGCCATCGGCCGCTACGACGTAGCCCACACCCTCTCGCTCGCCGATGACTCCCAGGCCCTACAGCAGGCCGGGTGGCGCCTGCACGTCGGCACCGTCGACGGGCTGCGCTACCCGCAGATCACCCTCGACCTCGGCAACCCGCGTGTCTGGCCCCTGATCCGGGACATCTACCTCGCCGACGTCGGCGACAAGATCCGGCTCACCAACCTGCCGGACGACCACGGGCCGGACGACGTCGACCTCCTCATCCGCGGCTACAAGGAGACCGTCACCGAGAAGAAGTGGACCGTCACGTTCACCTGCACCCCGGCCGGCCCCTACGACGTCCTGCAGCTGGACGCCCTCGTCTACGGACGTCTCGACACCGACGGAACCACCCTGGGCACCGGCGTCTCGTCGAGCGCCACCAGCATGCAGCTCGTGTCCGATCCCGGCCCCGGGTGGATCACGACCGCCACCCACCCCACAGAGTTCCCGTTCGACGTGGTGATCGGCGGGGAACGGGTCACGGTCACCGGAATCACCGCCGGTGCTCTCGACGCGTTCGGCCGGACCGTGGCCTCCGGGTGGGGCAGCGCGGACACCGGAGGCGCCTGGACAAGCACCGGAGGCAGCGCAGCGGACTACGCGGTCGGCTCCGGTGTCGGCAGCCACACCCTGGCAACCGTCAACGTCTCCCGCCGCAGCACGATCACCTCACCCGCCGCCGACTTCGACCTGTACGTGACCGTCGCCGCGTCCGCCGTCGCCACCGGCGCCAGCATCTTCGGAGGGCTGATCGCCCGCGTGGCCGGCCCGGACGACCTGTACTACGCACGGGCCGAGTTCACGACGGCCGGGGCGGTCATCCTCGCCATCCGCGAGCGCGCGGCCGGCGTCGAATCCACCCTCGCCACCTTCACCACGCCCTACACGTACACCGCCGGCGCCCAGTTCCGGCTCCGGTTCCAGACGGCGGGAACGACCCTGCGGGCCCGGGTGTGGCCGGTGGCGAGCGGCGAGCCGACGGAATGGCAGGTCTCCACCACGGACTCGACACTCACGGCCGCCGGGTCCATCGGCTGCCGGTCGATCCTCGCCACCGGCAACACCAACGTCAGCCCCGTCGTCCGCTACGACAACCTGCTGATGGCCAACCCCCAGCTCGCCACCGTCACCCGATCCGTCAACGGCGTCGTCAAGGCCCACGCCGCAGGGGCCGATATCCGGCTCGCCCAACCGATGGCCCTCGCCCTGTAAGGAGGCTCCATGTACACGCCGTTCCTCGCCGGCGAGATCCTCACCGCCGGGAAGATCAACAGTAGGCTCGTGGAGGAAATCATGGAGTGGACGCCGATCGCTGACATCGGCACGTTCTCCGCCGGGTTCTCTGCCGCCTCGTACACCCCCCGCATGCGCAAGCTGCGTTTCCTCGGCGCGGAGCGCTGGGAGTACGAGGGCCGCATCACCGTCGTGGCGGCCACCATCACCCCCAATACCAACGTCACCGCGTTCACGTTCAACGTCGGCTATCGGCCGTCCTTCGAACACGGATGGCAGGTCACGGGAGGGGCGACAGGCTTCTACGGAGTGCGCTGCACGATCTCGTCCGGTGGCCTGCTCCAGGTCGGCGTACCCACCGCCGCCCCGAACACGACCACGGGCATCCTGCTCGACGGCCTGTTCATCGACGCACCCATCTGACCCGCCCCACCCCCGCACGCCCCGCGCCATCGGCCGGGGCTTCTGTCATATCTGGAGGTCTCATGGCCAAGACTGGCCCCCAGCGCTACCCCGGCGCGTCCTTCGCGTACTGGTGGGGCGACCGGTACGACGGCGCCGCGATGGAGATCAACGCCGTCGTCTGGCACACCACCGAGGGCACCACCCTGCCCACCTACGGCGGCGGCGCCAGCGCCCCCACACTCACCGCCGTCCCCGACTCCGGCGCCAAGAAGCTCCGCTGGTACCAGCACTTCGACCTGGAGCAGTCCGCCCGCGCCCTCGTCGACCGGGCTGGCGGCATCACCACCAACCGCAACAACTTGGCCCAGGTGGAGTTGGTCGGCACGTGCGACCCGGCCACGCACCGACGCTGGGCGGCCGAGGGGCGCCAGCACATCTTCTGGCCCGAGGCCCCGGACTGGGCGCTGCGCGAGGTCGCCGCGTTCGTCCGCTGGCTCCACCAGAACCACGGCGTGCCGATGACGTCGACCGTGACGTGGCGGGCCTACCCCGGAAGCTACGGGCAGAGCGCGCCGCAGCGCCTTTCCGCCGAGGCGTTCAACCAGTACACCGGCCACCTCGGCCACCAGCACGTCCCCGAGGGCAACGACCACGGCGACCCCGGCAACTTCGACATGGCGCGCGTGCTGCGGTACGCCGCCGCAACCCCTGAGGAGGACCCCGTCATGGCCCTGTCCGACAACGACGTCGACCGCGTCGCGCTCGCGGTGCTGGCGTACCGCAACCAGAAGGCCGACGAGGCGTCGAAGAAGGCCGGCCGCCGGATCCCGGACGTCTACGGCTACATCGTCCAGACCTTCGCCACCGTCACGACCATCGCCGCCGACGTGAAAAAGATCCTCGCCATCGTCTCCAAGGGAGCCTGACCATGTCCGACGCCGCCAAGCGCACCGCGCGCACCGTTCTCCAGTCCGCCCTCGGCATCGCCGTCGTCCTGCCCGCGGTCGTCTCCGCGTCCGGGGTTCCCGAGGCCCTGCCGTGGGTTGCTGGCGCCCTGGCCGTCGCGGGTGGCTTCGCCCGAGTCATGGCCCTCCCGGGAGTGCAGTCGCTCCTGCCGTCCTGGCTGCGCACCGACGACCCGGCAGCACAGTGATGACGCCGACCGAGTCCGCCCACGTTGCCCTGGAGCTGGAGAAGCTGAGAGGCACCATGGAGGCCGGGTTCGCCCGTACGGACGGCTCTCTCGCCCTCCTCGTCCAGCGCGGCGACCAGACCGACAAGCGGCTCGACGACCACGACAACCGTCTCGACACGCTGGAGCGCTCCCGCTGGCCGCTTCCCTCGCTCGCCGTCCTCGTCGCCCTCGCTGGGCTCATCTACCAACTCATCCAGAAGTGAGCCCGCCCCCTCTGCCTTCGGGCGGAGGGGGCGGCTTTCTGCGTTACAGATCACACGACAATGGCCTTGCCCCATACCCTGGCAGGTGTCGAGTCTGTTCAGAGATTGGGGCAAGGCCGTGTCACCTGATGCTACCCCGGACCCGTACGCCGACCCGGTACGTTTCGGGACGCGACTCCAGATCCTGCGCCAGCACCGCGGCATGACCCGGGAGGTCCTCGCCGGCCTTATCGGCATGTCGGTCGAGTGGGTCAAGAGGGTCGAGAGCGGGCGGATCGAGGAGCCGGGACTCAGTACCGTACTGCGGGCCGCCGAGGCTCTTCGGGTCCGCGACCTCTCCGAGCTCACAGGACGCAGCGACATGCACGCTCCTCTCTTCCAAGGACCCGGCCACCCCCGCCTCGCCGCCGTCCGAGCCGCGGTCGACACCCTGCCGCTGGGTTCGTCCACCGCGGCCCCGCCGCGCGCCGAGCACCTCGCGGCGCGGCTCGCGGTCGCATGGCAGTCCCGGCACTCGGCGCCGAACCACCGCGAGATCGTGGGCGGCCTGCTGCCGGGCCTCATCCGCGATGCCCACCTCGCCGTGCAGCACGCCGAGACCCAGGCTGACTGGCGTGCCGCGCAGGCGGTGCTCAGCGAGACCTACTCCCTGTCGCAGTTCTTCCTGGCCTACCAGCCCGACCCATCATTGTTGTGGCGGGTCGCGGAGCGCAGCATGGTGGCCGCCGCCCAGTCCACGGACCCCCACGCCATCGGCGTCTCCGCCTGGCTCATGGCCCAAGCGCACCGCGACTCCGGACCCGGGCACTACGACGCCGCGGACGCCGTCACCATGCAGGCGCTCGAGCACCTCACCCCCCTGCTGCCCGACGCCGACGACCGCGTCCTGGCGATCGCTGGCGCCCTCCAGTTCGAAGCCGGGTACACCGCGGCCCGCCGGGGCAGCAAGGGCACCGCGTGGAGGCACTGGAGCAAGGCGCGGAAGATGGCGAAGGCCCTACCGGGCGGCTACTTCCACCCCGTGACCAGCTTCTCCCAGGCCATCATCGGCGCCCACGCGGTCACCGTGGCGGTGGAGCTCCACTCCGGCGGCGAGTCCGTACGGCAGGCCGCCCGGGCGGACGCCATGACGATCCCGTCCCGGCCGCGCCGGGCCCGCCACCGCATCGAGGAGGCCCGCGGCTACCAGCTCGACGGACAGCCCGACGTGGCCATTGCGACGCTGGAGAAAGCCCACCAGTCGGCGCCGGAGACCATCCGGTACAACGGGTACGCGAAGGCCCTGATCCTCGAGGAGTGCTCGGCCCGCGCCGCCGGCCGCCGCGAGCGAGCCTCCCGCCTGGCGGTGAAGGTCGGCCTGCTGGCCGCCTGAGACAAGGGGGTATTTTCGTACCCCTCACGCTCGCCCGCCCCCCCTACCGTCGCAGTACCGACAGCCCCGCGACGGTAGGGAGCACCCGATGCCCGAGCAGTCCGAGCGCACCATTGAGGTGAATCTCAGTGTGCCCCTCCTCCAGATCGCTACGTCCGTGGAGGAGCACGCCGAGGACGAGGCCGAACGGGACGCGACCGCCGCCCTCGCCTTCCGGCACACCGAGCAGGCCGCCAACGTCGCGGCCATGACCAACCAGCTGCTGACCCGCGTCGAGGGCCTGGCCGTCGGCGTTGAGCGCATTCCGGCATGCCGCCGCGGCGCGAGTGGAGTTGGCGCTCTCGCGACGTGGCAGAGGCTCAAGGCTCAGGGGCCCGCCCCCGACCCGCTCGGGAACTGGTCGTACATGCGCAGCCTCGCCCACGCGGCCCTCGGGATGGTCACCAGCCTGCGCGACCACCGCGCGGCCGAGCAGCCGAGGTCGTTCGTCGGCCGCCCCGACATGCCGCCCCTCACCCCCGGAGCCCCGTGAGGGAGTGGCAGCGGCAGACGCTCTACTGCCTGATCGTTCTCGGCCTCCTCGCCGCCCTCGTTCTCGGCATCACTCCGGATGGATCCGGCCCGCCTGCCTAGACTGGCTCGGCTGCCACCGACCGAAAGATCACAAAATGCGCCTCAACACCTTCCACGCTTTCGCCATCGCCGCACTGGCCGACGCGCCCGACGTCCTGTCCTCGGAACCGTGGGACCGTGGCGAGGAGCACCTCCGGGGCATCCACGTCACGCTCACCACCGGCGCCCAGGTCTGGATCGGTGTCACCTCCGCGGCTGCCCCGGGCGACAAGGGGGACGGCCCCGAGATCCCCGTCGAAGGCGAGCCGCCGGCCGAGGTCCCGTGGCCCACGTTGTTCGAGGACGGGAAGACCACGCCCGCTCGACTCCAGGAGTACTTCGCGGCCGCCCTCGCCAACAGCGGGAACAAGCAGATCGCCGAGGCCGCCCCGTACGGCACCGACGCCCAGCACCCCGGATTCGGCGCCACCTTCCACAGTGAGGCCAAGGGCTTCTGCCTGTTCCACCACACCGCCCGCCAGGGCCAGACGCTCGGAGGCCGCGCATTCGACCTCCAGGGCGTCATCTGACCCTCCCCGGCATCGACTGGGGAGTGCACCGCACCACCATCAGCACCACCTACCAAGGAGGACCTGATCGTGAGCAAGCGATTCGACCCCGGCATGTGTGAGGGGAACTGCCCGGTCTGCGGCGCGGGCGTAGGCTCCCCGCCCGGCTCCCCGACCACGATGCATCAGCGCGGCGGGACCGGCACCGAGACCTGCCCCGGCAGCGGCTCGCCCGCCCTGTAGCACTCCCCCAGCCCCGGCCGGACCGTCCCCGGCCGGGGCTACTGCACGAGGTCTCCAAGCGGCACGTCAAGCGCCTGGGCGATTTGGAGCAGGAGGCCGAGGCTCGGATCGCTGATGCCGTACTCAATGCGGTGGATGGTCTTGTGGTCGACCCCGACTAGGTTCGCGAGTCGCAGTTGCGACAGGTTCGCGCGCTCGCGCGCGGCGCGGATCCGGGAACCGATCGCCTGACGGCGGCTCAGCACCCACGCAGGCTGTTCGGAGGGCAT